AGCATAGCGAACACGTAGAGTGTGAATCTGACCAACTGGGCCCTGCATTGGTTGAACACCAACGATTTCGTTGGCGATAACTGTTGGCATAACACGACGGATAACTGGTAGAATAACACGGTTTAGTGTTGCTACGTTTCCGCTTGATGTTGCGCCAGTGGATGCTGCCTCTGCGAGATACTTCTTAGTATTCTCTAGGACAACTGACATGCTGCTGCGGCGTGAACCCTGTAGGCCCTCAAGTAGGGCGTCCTTGGTCTCGCTCCAACGGCTTTCTAATAGTACGTCTGACATTTATTGTCTCCCTTAGTACCTTACTTCAGGCCTGCCAACTTGCGTAGATCGATGATATTACTATCATCTTTCTGCTCTACTGCAGGTTGTGTTTTTATTTCTTTATCTCCTGTTACCTCACGGCTCTCAGAAATTACTTCCTTCTTAGCCTTTGGTGCAGCACCGTCAAGTACTGCGGGTAGATATCTGTCGAAAGCACCTTGTAACTTGCTTGTTTGAATGCTTTCTAGAAGGTCACGCATAATTGCGCCCTTTTCTTTATTGAGCTTGCTGAGTAGACTGTTCATTACTTCTTTGCGTTGTACGCTTTCATTAATGACTTCTACTTCACGACTTTTACTCTCAATAATTTGTGACTTCTCTGTAATTACAGCTTGTGCTTCGTCGATGCGGTCTTGCATTTCTTGAACTTTTGATTCTAAATTACGAATCTCCTGATTCTCATTGAGGTGACTTACACCATATTCAGCTGCAAATGCTTCAAAGATCTTGCGGCCAAAACTATTTTGTTTGGCTGCTTCAATATCCTCACGTAGTTGAGTGAGCTCTGCTGTTAGCTTTGAATCAACGGCTTCCTTTACGATCTTACTTGACTTCTCAATAAAGGTCTTCTTAATTTCAGCAAACTTTTCGCGTGCTTCTTTAACAAGTTTAACCTTTGCATTGTGTACGTCTTGACGATCTTTCTGGAAATCCTGAATCTCTTCTGCTAGTTGTGAAACAACAAACTTTTCTAAACGGTCTACTACAGCGGCCTGTGCTGAGCGATCGTTATGAAGTTCTTTAATTTCTTCACTAAGTTGATTTACTAGGAAATTGTCAAAATTGCCTGAAGTCTCTTTCATACGTGCAACAAACTTGGCACGATCTTCTGCGAGTTTCTTCTTTTCTTCGGCAACCTGGACAAGCTCTTCTGTAAGAGTTTCAGTAACCATCTTATCTAAAGCCTCAACCATTGTGGATTTGTCGTGTTCGTAGCGACGAGCAAATTCCTCACGGAGTTCCGCCGTAACCTGTGTACGAACTTCACCCATTTTAGCTTCCCATTCTTCCTGGATTGCTGTACGGGTGTCCTCGTTTACAAGGTCGCTATCTAAAAGTGGTTTGATAGCATCTAGCATTATTGTCTCCTAGATCTTTAGATCCCTGATAAGACGAGATACCTCGTCCTTCAAGTATTTTTGTACTTTGTTATTGCCATTTGCTTCTTTGGCAATCTCGAGTACATTGTGCCCATTACGCATATTTAAAAGTCCTTCGTAAATCGCTTTGGGATATGCATTTGGTGCACTGGGTTGTGCCACAACATCTACTGTGACAATTTCGAAGTCAGATACGTTACCAGTATTTTCATTAACGTTGCCGCTACCTCTACTGCTAACTCCTAACTTAACACCACTTTCCAACATGGTCTTTACTAGAGTACCCATTGGAGTTGGTAATACCTTTAGCTTTCCATAGCCGTTAGGGCCGTCCATCCACATTTCAGTAATCATGTGGCTAACACGATCTAAATTAATCTTTAGATCGTCGGGGTGATCAACTTCACCAAGCACACTGTTACCTGATGTGATCTGATCATTGAGCTGCGTAACGGCATCGGAAATCTCAGAGACAGGGTAAACACGCTGGTTTGCGTTCTTTACCCCGCCCTGGATACAAATGCCTTTCATGAAGAGATCCTTGCCTTCGTTCGCAGATTCTGTAACTATACGAGCTTGATCGAAAGTAAGGTGTTCTCTAAGGTAGTTCATATTGTCTACCTTATGCCTTTTTCATTGTTGCGACTTTTGGATCGGCTGCGTCTGTTTGAACTGTTGCTTTTGGTGCTGCTCCGCCCTTTTCTTCGCCGGTTGGATCAACTGCTTTGCCGCCCATGTTATTTTTCTTAGCAACTGGGCCTGCTTTGCCGTCACCCTGTTCTGCTGTAACTGGGGCTGGTGCATTCTCTTTGTACTCACGAACAACTTCTTCAGCTTCAAATGCAACTGATTCCATCTCTTCCTCTTCGTCTTCCTCTTCTTCAGCTTCTTCAGCTTCTTCGTCGCCCATTTCCATGTCTACTTCTGCATCCATGTCCATGTCGCCGGCTTCTGCTTCTTCGTCACCCATTAGGCGATCAAATTCGGCTTTAAGTTCGTCAAGTGCGTCTTCAAGGTCAACAACACGATCTTCTATATCTTCATCTTCCTCGTGATCTGCCTCTTGGGCTAATCCGTGTTCATCGGCTTCGATATCAGCAATCATGTCGTCTGCTGCGTCGCCGCCTAGTTCTTCGTCAAAATCGCTCTCTTCAACAGCTTCTTCTTCAACAGCTTCTTCTTCAACTGTTTCTTCTTCAACTGCTTCGTCAACTGTTTCATCGTCAATAAGGCTTTCATAAATGGAACGACTACGTTCTACTACGATATCATGAAAAAGCTCACGTGCTTTTTCAGAATCTTCTGCAATTAGTAGCTCAATGAGCTGGTTAAATTTATCTGACATCAAAAGGCTCCTTTTGTCATAAGGCATTTAAGTTATTTATAATATGATAAGATTTTTTAGTTAAATGTACAGTTTTTGGTTCAAAAACTTTACTATAGCGAAGATTCCTGAGCAGGCATCTTGTACTGTGCTTTTATTTTTATTAATTCTTCTTTATATTCAGTAGTTTTTGCATCAGCAAGTAAACGTAAACGCCCTATTTGTTTAAGAGTAAGACGTGTTTTACGTGTATCTGTCTTCTGAGCAATAGAATTATCATCTACTTCTGATGTTTTTTCTTTTTTATCAAGTTCAAATAAATGCATTGTAAACTCCAGAAGTATTTATTAAACTGTAGGCGGTGGAGTTGGTACTTCACCACCTGCTTCAGGAGCAGGTGCTTCTGTTTCCACTCCTGCTTCAGGTTCTTCAGTGTCTGCACCTACATCAAATGTGTCTAAATCGTTCTGAATATCACCACCAGTAACACCCACACTACGCAGGCTGGGCATGTCTGAGGTTATGTCTTCTGTATTTTCTTCAGCCCAAAGCTTTTCATTCTCTTGCATTTCTTCTTCTGTTAGACCCAAGAAACGCTGCATAAGGAAGCGTTTGCTCATATACGGAAACTGTTCTAACTGATTAAATGTACTAATACGAGCAGTATCTATCTCAGTTTCTCTATACTTGCTGAAATTTTGTGGTTGATTTAAACGTAGTTCAAATGCACTATTATCTAGCTCTAGTCCTCTATATTTTAGGAAGATCTTAAACTCTCTGTCAAAAGTTTCACAAATTAAACGCTGTAGCCTCTTACAGTATTCGTTAAATCTGTACTCTTGGATAAGTGCTGTACCCAGTCTACCATCGTTATAAGTTCGTTCACTGTCATCTGGACCTGTTGGTAGATAACTGCTGGGAATACGCAAACCACGATAAAGTTTATTTGTAAAATAACGTAAGTCGTCAATCTCGCCTAGGTTTGTGCCACCTGGTAGTGTTTCAACTTTTGATCCACGTCCTTCTGCTGTCTGTGGGAAGAAGTAGTCTTCATTAATACTAAGTGGATTGTAAGTTGTATCCATAATGTTAGAGCCGCCACCAGTTTGACTGGGAATACGACGCTGATGAATCTCATTCTTCACACGCTCTACAAAGCTCATTGCCATGTGTGCCGGCATGTTACCCACATCCACATAGAATACACGACGCTCTGGAGCACGTTGAATACGGTAGATAATAATAGCGTCTTCTAGAAGTTCTTTCTGCTTGTATACTTTAAAAATATTTTCTAGTATACTGTTACCAAAAGGCCAATTAGCATCTAGACCTTCAGTAAGACTGCAATGTACAATGTGTTCTGCACCAATAGCATTTTCATTAAATGATTGATCAAATCTACCAGTACTACCACTTCCCTGACTGGTATATGTAGTACTAGGAGCAATATATCCGTGGTTCCTATCGCCTCTATTACGATTAATGTTATCAGTAGCAGTTGCTTGTGTAGCTGTTAGGTTCTGGAAATTAGGGTTAATATTTCTTAATACATATTGTTCAAGTTTCTTACCTTCACTTTCGTTGACAATAACCTTCATTACATCAACCATGTCAACCCAATATAGTTCACATGTTTCCGGATCACGAATGAAAACCTGATCACCATACTTTAGAGTGTTTCTAAAAACCTTAAAGATACGTTTATTGAACTCGTTGATGTTATTCCAGTTGATTAACTGTGTCTTAATAGTTTCTACTTCACTGGGTGTAGGTGATTCATTCCAGTAGATATCAAACGCTGTGCCGTTTTCTTCATTAGTTTGTGTGCAAAACTCAGCTAAAATATCAAGTGCACTATTAACTTCTGAGTCAACATCCATATTTTCATATTGATTATAGCGTTCAATACGATTGGGATGACCTACATAAACTTCAGGCAAATGACTAGCATAGTGACTATATTTTAGATCACTACTTTCCCCCGATGTACTTGTTAGGGGGCTAACGTTGTTTACTACTTTGAAATGCTTTTTCCAAGACATATTATATTATAACACCTTTTTACTATTTAACCTAATTTTCACTATTACTATCAATTCATTGATATGCGTTTAAGATATCCGGTGGCTGCTTGTGAACCGTCTGACTGTACTTTAATCATTTGCTCTAATAATTGCCCGTGCCTTGCCAATTGTGTTGAAATCGTTTCAAGAGTTTGTGAGTCTTTTCCAGCTGCTGATACACCATCTGCCGCTGCCATTTGAATTTCTAAGTTTGGCGTAATAGTTCCAGGTCTTGGTGGAGAAAATATTTCAGGACCTTGTTCACCAACAATGTAAGGTCTATTCATACTTACAGGACCACCAAATGCCCTAGGTGTAAACGTACCGTATATCTCTCGTAACGCAGCGTCAGCTTGCTCTTGGGTCATCTCATTGCGTTTAACACGACTTGCATAAAACTGTTTGTTTCTTTTGTATTCCCGCTGATGTTCACTCATTAGTAGGTCCAGCTGACCCCGGAGTCCTCTTTTATTGGGGTTGGCGGCAA